ACTGAGTACAACGATGATTGAATACGAGGGCAAGAAGGTAACAGCTAAAGTATACGCCAAGCATCAAGCATCAGATCATATGATGGATTTGTTTGATAAGCCTATGGACTATATGTGTCAAGGGTTTGACAAGGCGACACCAAAGGAGCAAGACGAGATACTAAAACACATCAGCTTGTTTGAGGATAGGATACATAAGCTACTGGGCGTGAAGTTTAAAAGCATAACGAGTAGCAGTAACTATGTTAAATCAATTTAAAATAGGAGGACGAAGATGAAAGTTAAAGTAAAAGAATATGTGCAAACAATATATGAATTGCCAGATGATCATTTTAATAAGTTAATAAATGATAATGGTGGAGGTTACACAATAAATGATATGTCTGATTGTGAAATTGCAGATGAGTTTATAACACATGGTCAAGAAATTTTTCAAGATAGGTCATATGACGAAGACCTTATATCTTGGGATATAAAGGACAAGATAACAGATGATATCTTGAGATACAAATAAGGAGAACGAAGATGAGTAACTTACAAAGACTAGAAAAAGAATTAGATTTTCTGGCAGAATTAAATGCCATGATTAAAATAAGATTGGACTTATGCACAGAAGAACTAAACAATATTTTTGAGGAGGACTAAGATGAATAAAGAATTCACAAGATTGTCACACAACTGTCACACAAATGACACAGTAGTATGATAAGATAAGTTTTGTAGTTAGGAGTGAGCCTTATAAAATCCAGTGCCATTAGAGTATAGGTTAGGCTAAAAGTAAATGAGAACTAAACCACCATGCACTAACTACAAATTAAATCCTAGAGTTGGTTTGGGTAAGCTACCCTTACTGTATCACTAGGCTTACGACCTGCTAGGTAGAGTAGGTATGGTTTGTCAGTTCCATATTAAAGACTGACACTTTAATTTAAAACGAGGAGGTATGATATGGATTGGGTACAACTAGCACTTGATGAAACATTCAAGGCAATAGAAGAAGAACAAGAAAGAATGGCAGGGTTACAAGATCAACACGAGGACACTGGACTGTGTACTTGTGGTGTATTGATTCCAGATTGTGATGAGGCATACGCACACATAACAGGAGGTGCATGATGAAAATTAAATCATGGAACATAGGAATTGTATGGGAAGATGGTACAGAAGAATGTATAGGAGACGTACCAGACTGGGTAGCCACAAGCGTGGATGAATTTTTAACTGAGTTAGAGGAGGAAGATGTATGATGGAACGAATAGAAAAAAGTACATGGCATTCCAGAGTTGAGGAGATTTTAGCCAGAGACTTTGGAAATGTTTACAGTAAATTGACAGAGGTAACGCAACAAATGTTGCTAGATGATACCCATGATTACGTAATAAATTGTGATGATGTAGATAGTCTATCAGAGATGGACATAAACATGCTTGTAGAAGAGTATGTGGCGTCCTGTATTGCACGTTCGTTCAAGTACTAAGGGGTAACCTACCTTGTTACTAACCCTATGCTTAGAATGGAGGAGAATTTATGATTGCAACGTTGGTTTTAGTTTTAATTACTAGAGATTTATGGAAGAAATTGTAACACGATTGTCACACGATTTGACTTTTGTTATTTTTTATGATATAATCTTATACATATTAAAACATTAATCAAATTAATAATTAATTATATTAAATATTTATATTAATATTTAACAAACTTTATAAAACTTTATAAGAGGAGAACTATACATGGAAGGATTAATATTATTGGGAGGGGTTTTGTTTCTTACATTGTCAGCGTTGCTGTATGTGTACTTGATAGAAACTAAAAGGATTCAACCACACACTAGCAGACACTACCTAAAAACAAAAGCTAAGGTTGAACACGAAGGAAACTTTTGGGATGCAGAGTCTCGAATGTTTTACAAATGGGATGAGTTAACGAAACTATCTAAAGAAAGAAAGGAGAATAAGAATGACACAGTATCTTAATGAAATTTTAACAGGTAAGGAACGGGTGAGTGAAGAAGAACTTGACAAGCTTGTTACATCTTTGTATAGGCACAAGACTAAAGACGAGGACTACTACTTGACAAGGTTTGCCAGTGGTAGAACTGTTAAAGAGTTTACAGACAAGCGTAAGAAAGATGAGGTAACCTATGGATAGGACTGAGTGTGCAGTGGTCGGGCTTTTCTTAGCGTTGTGGATGTTGATGTCATTCCAAATGCTAACAGCATCCGAAGAACCTTCAGCAAGACAACGGTATGAGGTGTGCAGAGATAAACTTTTCACACCTTATCCTTATGAAATCAATCAACAAGTATGGAGGAACTGTATCAATGGCTAATGCAAGAACTAAAACATTAAAGGCTTACATGTCTGCTACACAGGGCAAGGGCAAAAGAACAAGTCAAGGTGAGGGTAACGTTAGCACCTCCACCATGAACAAGAATAAAAAAGCTAACTACAAAAAATATAGAGGGCAAGGAAAATGAAACATAAAATAGTAACGATTAAAGCACAACAACAAGACATTGATTTTGTGATTAAAGATTTCAATGATGCTATGTGGGGAACTTCAAGTTTGTTTGAGTATGGTAGTTGTACCATGATAGAAGCTCATGCTATTCAAGATGTTCTTGAAAGAGTAAAAAGAATACTTGACTTAGAAGAGATAGGCTACTACCCTAACAACTGGCAGAGGAAAGTTAAATAGACACACTAGTTAACGTAGAAAAAACAGCCTTTAATTTTTTAAAACTGTTTACATCTTAGCATTAGTGTGGTATAATACAGCTTATGTATTCAACAGAAAGAGATCAATATAGGACAGAGATTCTAACTCGAGAAGAGTATAGAAAATTTGGGAAGTATATGCACGAGCATTACCCTAACGTTGGGCACGTGGTAGATAAATTAGATACAACCTTCAAGGTACGTATAGATAATACACCACTAACTTTTTGGGAAGACATCATACCTCATATCAGAGATGAATCTTAGGTATGTTATGGATAGCCCTCCAGTTTTAACTTAATCTATAACAGCTGACTGACCCCAGTTAGACAAGTTGCCGGTCTTGTACCTACCTACCGGCACTTAATTAATTTTTAAATAACAGTTGCAATTAGATTGTAACTGTGTTATAATGTACGAACTTAATACAACAAAGGAGAAAACTATGTATGAGTATGTAAAAGGAAAGGCGATGTGGGCGAATATCACGTCACCTAATACGAGGTTCCAACCTCACAAGTATGGTTTAACTGTGTTAACTGACACAGATACAGCGGCTAAGCTAGAAGGCATAGGGCTGAATCAAGTTAGAGACAGAGCAGGACAACCTAAGTATGATGAACCGGCTTTTACTTTTAGTAAGAGAGCCACAAAGAATGACGGTGAAGCAAACGTTGCACCTAAGTTAGTTGACATGGAAGGCGTTGCCTTAGATGTTAGCGTTGGTAATGGTTCAGAAGTAGTTGTAAAAATCAAGCCTTACAAAAATGATTACGGTCAATTTGCAGAGCTGATGGCTGTTAAAGTTGAGACTCTTATTGAGTACAGCGAAGCGGCTACTGACGATAACGAGGAATTTTAATATGGTTGTTACTATAACTAACGATGATGTTACTACAAACTTTGATATCGATATGATTACAGACGATGCAGTGAAGCAAGAAGCTACTGTTATCGTACAAAAAGTAGGTAACCTACAAGTTATTATCGAAGCGTTGGACTTTGCAAGTCGTTCTCATCGTGCTAACTTAGAAGTGTTACTGCAAGGCAGAGACGAATCAATCGTTGAGCCAGATGTTAATGACACTACAGAAGGAGACGAACAACCTGAAGAGTCTTAGTCTATAGGAGGGCTAACATGGAAGATAAAACTTGGGATAAGTTAAAGCAACCCTGTCCACTTTGCACCAGCAGTGATGCTGTAGGAATCAATCAAAATGGTTCTGCAAAGTGTTTCAGTTGTGGAGAATTTATGCCTAACTATAAACAATCATGTGAAGGAAAAGATATGACAACAACAACAACAACACAGCACAAGCAGATAGATAGTGTGGGTGAGGGTAACTTCATTGCACTAACAGACCGGCAGATATCTCAGAGCACTGCTCAGAAGTATGGAGTTAAGGCTGTTCAAGATTTGAAAGGTCAGGTAGTAAAACATTTCTATCCATATTATAATGGACATGAGTTGTCTGCTACCAAGTGTCGTAACACAGTAACTAAAGACTTCTTTGTTACAGGTACATACAACGACACCGGATTGTTTGGACAACAGCTGTTCAAGAGTGGTAAGTATGTTACCATAACCGAAGGCGAGTGTGATGCTATGGCGGCTTACGAACTACTGGGTAGTAAGTGGGCAGTCGTATCTATCAAGCGTGGTGCACAAGGTGCAGTGCGTGACATCAAGGAGAGCTTAGAATTCTTTGATGACTTTGAGAATATTATTGTAGCATTTGATAATGATAAGGCAGGTAAGGATGCGGCTGTTAAAGTTGCTAGGCTTTTCAAGCCGGGCAAAGCTAGGATACTTACTCTACCTAATGGTTTCAAAGACCCGAATGATATGCTTCGAAGTAACAAGCACAAAGACTTCGTTGAAGCTTGGTGGGCTAGTAAAGTTTACACACCTTCTGGTGTCATTAATGTTACTGAACAACGAGAAAAGTTTCACAATCGTGAGAGAAAACAAAGCGTTCCCTATCCTTATGAAGGACTAAACAAAAAGCTATATGGCTTAAGACAAGGTGAACTGGTAACTCTAACAGGTGGTACAGGTCTTGGTAAGTCTAGTGTAACTAGAGAGATAGAGCATTGGCTTGTCAAACAGACTCAAGATAACGTAGGTATCATAGCACTAGAAGAAGATTGGAGACGTACCATTGATGGTATAATATCTATCGAAGCTAATGCTAGACTGTACGTTGATGAAGAGAGAGAGAAGTTTTCGAAAGAAGAACTTGATAAGATGTTTGATATGCTGTATGATGGTGATAATAAAAACAGAGTCTGGGTTCACTCACACTTTGGCACCAACGACATTGATGATATCTTTACCAAGCTTCGCTTTATGATTATAGGATGTGACTGTAAGTGGGTGGTCATTGACCATTTACATATGCTAGTCAGTGCTGTACATGATGGAGACGAAAGACGAGCTATTGATTCTATTATGACCAGGCTTAGAAGTTTAGTTGAAGAGACAGGTGCAGGGATTATTCTTGTATCACATCTCAGAAGAGTTGATGGTAACAAAGGACACGAGAATGGAGTAGAGGTTAGCCTCTCACATCTTCGTGGCTCCAATAGTATTGGTCAGCTTTCTGATTGTGTGATTGCTTTAGAACGTAATCAACAGTCTGATGACCCTGATGAAGCAAGGACAACCAAGCTTCGTGTACTTAAATCAAGGTACACAGGTGATGTTGGACTAGCGGCTCGAGTCATCTATGATGGTGAGACAGGCAGACTAACTGAACTTACAGACGAAGACATTGAGTTTGATAACTCTAAAGATGAGGCATTTTAATTATGGATTTAGTATTTGACATAGAGACTGACGATTTAATAGCTACTAAAGTGTGGTGTATTGTTGCTCAGAATCCTGAGACAGAAGAGATATTTCAATTCACACCGGATAACTTACAAGCAGGGTATGACTTCTTAGCCACAGCCGACACATTGATCGGACATAATATCATAGGCTTTGACATTCCTTTAGTAGAGAAGTTTGGTAACGTAAATCTCAGTGGCAAAAATGTTATTGATACCTTAGTACTCTCTAGATTATTTAATCCCACTAGAGATGGTGGTCATAGTCTAGGTACTTGGGGTTACAAGCTTGGCTATCCTAAGATTGAGTTCGAAGACTACCTTAACTATTCCCCACTGATGCTTGAGTACTGCACACGTGATGTTACTTTAAACACTCGTGTCTTACAAGAGCTAAGAAAAGAATCAAAAGGTTTTACACCTGACTGTATTGCTATAGAGCAGGGAGTATCTAAGATTATGAAGCAACAAGAGACCAATGGTTTCTTATTTGATATGCCTTCAGCACTATCTTTACTTGCAGAGCTTAGAGAAAAGATGCAGATTATAGAGGACGAGGTACACAATACCTTTAAATCTAAGTGGGTAGATACTAAACTTGTTACACCTTTCATTAGGAAAGATGGCAACCTATCTAAACGTGGACTAACTGATGATGAGTATCAGCGTTGTTTAGATACAAGCAACTACCTTCCTTTCATGCGACAAACATTACAAGAGTTTAATCTTGGTAGTCGTAAACAGATTGGAGAATATCTTATTGACTTTGGTTGGAAGCCAGATAGGTTTACACCTACTGGTCAACCCATAGTAGATGAGAAAACATTATCAGCTATCACACACATACACGAAGCAAAACTTATTGCTGACTTCTTGTTAATACAGAAACGTATTGCTCAAGTAGATTCGTGGGTGGGTGCTGTTAAAGAAGACGGGCGGGTTCATGGTTTTGTTATTCCTAACGGTACAATTACCGGACGGATGGCACACAGGAATCCAAATATGGCACAGGTTCCTTCAGCACACAGCCCATACGGTAAAGAATGCCGAGCATGTTGGGTGGTAGGTGAAGGGAACGTATTACTAGGAGTAGATGCAAGTGGGTTAGAAATTAGAATGTTAGCTCACTATATGAATGACAATGAATATATCAACGAAATACTTAACGGAGACATACACTCCTCTAATCAAAAATCTGCAGGACTTGAATCAAGAAATCAGGCTAAGACATTCATCTATGCACTCATGTATGGAGCCGGAGATGAGAAGCTTGGTAACGTGGTCGGAGGAAATAAGAAAGATGGGCAAAGAGCTAGACAACATTTCTTCGATAATAAACCTGCATTTAAGTCTCTTAGAGATAGAGTTAGCAGAGCTGCAGAAAAAACTTTCCTCAAAGGATTAGATGGGAGGAAGCTTTACATACGTAACAAACATGCGGCACTCAACACTCTACTACAGGGAGCAGGTGCTATTGTTATGAAGAAAGCTTTAATTATTCTGGACGATCTACTTAAACTAAATGCTATAGACTATAAGTTTGTTGCTAACATTCACGATGAGTGGCAGATAGAAGTTAAAGAATCACAGGCAGATTTTGCAGGTGAGTTAGCAGTCAATAGTATTATACAAGCAGGAGAAGAATTTAATCTTCGTTGTCCTATGGATGGTGAATACAAAATAGGGAGGGATTGGAGTGAGACACATTAAACCAAACGACAGTAGTAGGAAAGGTGATCTAGCTGAGTACTACGCAGTAACATGGCTATGGGATAATGGCTATGAAGTTTTTAAAAACTCAGGCTGTACAGGACCAATAGATATGATAGCTGTAGATAACAAAGGAGTAGCTACTTACATTGATGTAAAGACTTTTAGAAAAAGAAATAGAAAATCAGAGGGAAAATATAACGGAAGTCTTAGTGAAGGTACAAACTTAGAACCAAGTAGAGCTAGAACAAAATTACAAAAAAAATTAGGGGTTAAACTTTTATGTTTTAATCCTAAAACAAGAAAACTAAAATTTGTGGAGCATTTAGATGACAAATAAAACAAAACCACTTGACACAACCGATCAAGATGTATATAATAAACTGTCGGCTAAGAAAAAAACAGCCGAGTCAGGACACTGGTATACCCAGACAGGTGAGCCAATGTATACTATCATTGGAGCTAACGGTAAAGAACGTAACACTACTCTTCGAGATGCTAAGAAAGATAACTTAGTACCTTCGGTCACTACTGTGTTAGGTATGATAGCCAAACCTGCATTAGAAAACTGGAAGATCAACCAAGCATTAAACTCTGCACTTACTTTAGAGAAAGAAGAAGATGAATCTCTTTCTGAGTTTGCTTACAGATGCAAACAAGATTCTAAAAGGATAGGACAGGAAGCCGCAGAACAAGGTACTAAAATACATGCTATGATTGAGCAGGGATTTGAAGGTGGTGAAACAAACAAACCTTATGAAGCTGTTAAAGCTTTCTTGGATAAACAATTTCCTAACGAGCATTGGATAGCAGAAGATTCTTTTTGTGCTGACTTAGGTTATGGTGGTAAGATAGATTTATATTCTACTACCGGTATCTTTGTTGACTTTAAAACTAAAGATAACTTAGAAGGTAAAGACCCTGCTTCATTAGTATACGATGAGCATGGTATGCAGTTGTCTGCTTATGCACAGGGTTGTGGTTACCATAACGTTGAACGTGTTTCTATTTTTATAGATAGGAAACAACACGATCTTATTGCTTGTCACATCTGGGATAGAGACTCACAAACAAAACACACAGAAATGTTTAACAGCATTTTAAACTATTGGAAACTAGTAAAGAACTATGAATCAAAAAAAATCTAGACAGTTAAGACGTAAAGCAGAAGACCTACTTATTGAGTGGTTAAGAACAATGGTTCCGGACGGAGAAGATACATCTAAGATTAATAAAAAAAATATCTCAGAATTTCTTCCTGAACAGACACATTTATTTGCTCGTAATAAATATTTACTAAGTGCTTATAGTTTACGATGGTTTTATAAACAAGTCAAACGAAATCCCAACCTAACGTTGGAGGACATCAATGTCTAGAAGAGTACCACGAAAACCAAGACCTAAGAAAACTAATGTACCAAAAGGGTATGACAGTTTATGGGAGTATGACATTCATCAAACGATTCTTAAAGATTGGAAACATCATTGGAACAAAATAGGATATGTCATACATCATAAGTATGAGCCAGACTTTGTAAAACAAATTGATTCAAAGTTTATCTTACTTGAAGCCAAGGGTAGGTTCTGGGATCATGCCGAATACAGTAAGTATATACATGTACGAACAGCTTTACCAGATACTACGGAGTTAGTCTTTTTATTTCAAAAACCTTATGCACCTATGCCGGGAGCTAAGATAAGAAAGAACGGAACTAAACGAACCCATGCTGAATGGGCAGAAACAAATAATTTTACATGGTACAGTGAAGATACTTTACCTGACAACTGGAGAACTAATGGATTATAAATTTAATGAACGAAGACATATAATTGAATTAAAAGAGTATATTGATGGTACATATGGTGAGCATTATGCTTCCGATAAGTACCAAGCAACAGATATTATTATTGATGCTGGACATGGTATGGGTTTTTGTATGGGTAATATTTTAAAGTATGCAAAACGTTACGGAAATAAAGATGGACACAACAGAAAAGACTTGCTAAAAATCTTACACTATGGTATAATAATGCTTGATATACACGATGATAGAGATAAGTTTTTTAAAACAGGAGAGAGTAAGTGGTAGAAGACAAAGTAGGTATCAAGGAATATCTTGGTATAAAAATTAATTACAGTAACGAAAGAAATTTAGATAAGTTCAGCCTTGATACACTCAAGGATAGATACTTATGGGAGAATGAAACACATGCACAAGAAGCGTTCGCAAGAGCCTCCGTCTTCGGAGCAACCTACAAAGGAGTCACCAATTTTGAGTTGGCTCAACGCCTTTATCACTACAGTTCCTCTTGTTGGTTCATGTTTAGCACTCCTATTCTTAGTAACGGGGGAACAAGTCGTGGGCTTCCTATCAGTTGTTTCCTTAATTATGTACCTGACAGCAGGGTCGGTCTATCAGATCATTATGATGAAAATATATGGTTGGCGAGTTCAGGTGGAGGTATTGGTGGATATTGGGGAGACATTAGGAGTAACGGTGTATCTACTACTCACGGCAGTAAGTCTACTGGTTCAATTCCTTTCATGCATGTAGTAGATTCTCAGATGTTAGCCTTTAATCAAGGAGTAACAAGACGAGGTTCGTATGCCGCATACATGGACATCAGCCATCCGGAGATAGAAGAGTTCATAAACATTCGAAAAGAATCAGGTGGAGATATTAACAGGAAGTGTTTGAATTTACACAACGGTATTAATATCACAAATGATTTTCTTAAAGCTGTAGAAGATGATGCAGACTGGAGATTAGTTGACCCTAAATCAAACGAAGCGGTTAAGGTTGTTAATGCTAGAGACCTATGGTGGCAGATAATTAACGCTAGAGCAGAGACAGGTGAACCGTACATGATTAACATTGATACATGTAACGAAGCTTTACCTAAAGAACAGAAAGCTTTAGGATTAAATATTAAACAAAGCAACCTATGCTCAGAGATTACACTAGCAACTAATGAAGAACGTACAGCTGTATGTTGTTTGTCTTCTGTTAATCTAGAATACTTTGATGATTGGTCAGAGAATCCAATGTTCATAGAAGATTTAATAACAATGCTCGACAATGTTTTGCAACATTACATTGACAACGCTGTCGACACAACACACTTAGGAGAATATAGTGCTAACTTTAAAAGGTTTCAAAAACATATCAAGCCGGGCAAAGAAGGGTTTACTAAATCTGCCTACTCTGCTTATCGAGAAAGGTCGCTGGGCTTGGGTGCAATGGGATTCCATTCGTATCTCCAGTCACGCAGCCTACCTTTTGAGGGTATATACGCTACGGGATTTAATCACAAAGCGTTCAAATACATTAAGAGCCAAGCTTCTAAAGCATCTGAACAACTTGCAGAAGAACGTGGTGAAGCTCCTGACATCCATGGCAGTGGGCGTAGGAATGCTCATCTCCTCGCTGTTGCTCCTAATGCCTCTTCTAGTATTATTTGTGGTGGGACATCTCCTTCTATTGAGCCATACAGGGCTAACGTATATACACACAAAACTTTATCCGGCTCCTACCAAGTAAAGAACAGACATTTAGAAAGCTTGTTAGCCACAAAGAAACTAAACAAAAATGAACTTACAGAAGTATGGAAAGATATAGCAGGACATGAAGGTTCTGTTCAACATCTTACTATACTAACTGACAAAGAAAAAGAAATATTTAAAACTGCTACTGAGTTAGATCAAGTTTGGGTTGTAGAACATGCATCTCAACGACAAGAATTTATATGTCAAGCTCAATCAGTTAACCTATTCTTTACTATACCTACAGCTACAGAAGCACAAGAAGTGCACGATGAATACATGCAGTATGTCAATGATGTACATTGGTATGCTATGCACAAGTTAAAATCTTTGTACTATTTTAGAACAAATGCTGCTCGTAACGCAGAGAATGTAAACACTAAAGTTCAACGCATCAAGTTAGATGAAGTTGAATGCATAGCGTGTGAGGGATAGTATGAACTGTTGGCATTGTAATACACAATTAATCTGGGGTGGAGATCACGACATAGAAGAAGAAGATGATGAGTACATAATGGAAACTAATTTAAGTTGTCCTAAATGTGAATCATTTGTAGTGGTATACTTACCCAAAAAATTTAACAAACTAAACGAGAAATAACATGAGCTTACTAGACACACGAGATTACTATAAACCTTTCGACAATCCTTGGATGTTCGATTACTACGTACTACAAAATCAAATGCATTGGATGCCTGAATCTGTAGCACTACACACAGATGTAAAAGATTGGCAAGAGCTATCAAAGCAAGAGAAGTATTTACTAACACAAATCTTTAGATTGTTTACTCAATCAGATGTTGATGTAGGTGCAGGATATGTAGATAGATACATGCGTATCTTTAGAAAGCCGGAAGCTAGAATGATGATGGGTTCTTTTGCAAACATGGAATCAATACATCAACATGCTTACAGCTTACTACTTGATACAGTAGGTATGCCTGAGATAGAGTACAAAGCCTTTGCTGAATACGAAGAGATGTCAGCCAAGCATGAGTATGTACACAACATCAAGACTACCAAGGCAGACAAGAAAAGCATTGCAAAAACTTTAGCAGTTTACTCAGCCTTTACAGAAGGACTACAACTCTTTAGCAGCTTTGCAATCTTGTTAAACTTCCCACGCTTTGGACGTATGAAAGGTATGGGACAGATTGTTACTTACTCTATTCGTGATGAGTCAATGCATGTCGAAGCTATGACTAAATTGTTTAGAGAGTTTATTCAAGAGAACCTTGATATATGGACAGACGATTTCAAAGCAGAAATCTACGAGATATGTAGACAGATGGTTGACCTTGAAGACAAGTTCTTAGACCTAGTGTTTGACATGGGAGACCTTGAAGGACTTACAAAGAAAGATATGTATGCTTACAATAGATACATAGCTGATAGAAGATTACTACAGCTTGGACTGAAAACAAACTATGACCAACGTGAGAATCCTCTCGGGTGGTTAGATGAAGTGATGGGTGTTGAACATCAGAACTTCTTTGAAGGTCGTGCTACTTCTTATATGAAAGCAGGACTGCGTGGTAGACAGGACAAGATTAACTTTACACCTCTGGAGAAGAAAGATGGTTAACAAAAGCGAAGCAAACCTTATAAGCTTTAAGGTATTGCTCACTAGAAAAAATGAAATCGTAACAGAATTTAGTATGTTACCTATAGATATGGTTGATGAAATCTTTCCTAAAGATGAAAGAGACTTAATCAAATCTATTCTGAAAAACGGAGAGGTTAAACTTAAAGACCTACATGCTTTCTTTCAAAGAGAAATGAACTCTTTAAAATAACAGAAGATGAATTAATCTGCTAATGGATTACCGGAGCTTTTCTTTAGCCCCTCAACAGTGTTGTTTAAGACTTTGATGTCTGCTTCAACATTAGCGATGGACTTGTAAAGCTCTGTGTTGTCCGGTATTTTCTTAACTCTAAGTTTAAGATTAACAATTTCCACATCAATCCCTACAAACCTTTTTTCAATTTCAATTACTGAAGCTCTTACAGCTCCACTGCTTTGTATTTTCTTTTCAACAACAACTAACCTGTTATAAAGTTCAGCCCCTGCCCAACCAAAACCTGTTAGTGTACTTAGTATCCCTACAAACACTGTTAATTGTCCTGTTCTTTCTTTTAACCAATCCATATTTTCTCCTTATTATTTATTGTGCCAATTTATAATGGCTTTTTTTATACTTTCTTCTGCTAGTACACTACAGTGTAACTTTATAGAAGGCAACTCTAATTCTTTAGCTATATCTTTATCTTTTATTTGACTAGCTTCTTCTACAGTTTTACCCTTTAACATATCAACAAACATTGTACTTGCTGCTATTGCCGACCCACACCCATATGTTTTAAATTTTACATCTGTTATAATGTTGTCTTTAATTTTTAATTGTAGTTTCATAACATCACCACATGCTGGAGCACCAGTTAAACCTGTTGCTACATCTGAATCTTCCGGATTGAAACGACCTACCGAATGTTTCTTAGGATTATTTAAAACACTTTCAAACCTATCAATAACTTTTTGTGAGTATGCCATTTTATAAGTTAGGTTGTAATCGTTTCATTTCAGTAAGCATGTTAATACTCTGTCCTGCCATTTGATAAAAGCCTTCGAGGTTGTCAACTAACATGTTGTTAGCGTATATACTACGAGGGTCATACCAAGTTTCTTTCTGTGGTAGTGTCACATTTCTATAACTGTTAAAGTCTGGGACAAAGCCCATGTAGGCTATGATGGTGTCTTCTGCACCGTACTCACCTGTCTCTTCTTGTTTAGTAGTCACATCATCTTGAGCATCTTGCATGTTCTGTGCTATTATCTTATCAGCTATCAGGTCTGAATCCGAAGCTGTAGTTTCTGTTGAGACTGACACATCAATTTGATTTTGTATAGTTTGTGTCGTGGTCGTATCTACAGATAGCGATGTAGAGACCGTCTCAACTTCCACAACTTCGGAAGACATGGAAGTACTGACATCAGAATTAAAACTCATGTCAAGTAATTGATTGGTTTGTACAGAAGCAGATGCAAATTGTTCTGACATACTAGGAGAACTACTCGTACTCATCCCTCCACTGGAGTTAGATGCGTTAGAATTGGAAGCTCCTGTTGTGCCGCCTGTAGCGTGAATAGATGTGCCTGACGTTGTGCCACTAACACTTGCTTGAGCTGTCCGTAGCGTAGACGAGACAACCTTTAACGCCATCTCTCGTGTCACAGAACTCTTGCCTTCTTTACTCTCTGGTATAAATTCACCGGAAGCTACTTGCTCTTCAAACTCTTCATCATTTTCTTCTACAAAGGCTTCTTCAAATACCGGTTCGTTGAATTCTTCTTCCGACTCTTCTGCAATCGCAAGAGCTTCTTCTTCGTGCCTTTCTTCATGGTGTTGTGTTTCCTCTTCAAACCATTCTTCTAGTTGTTCAATCGTTTCTAATTCTATAAATGTTTCTGGTTCTCTAAAATCTTCTACAAGAAAACTTTCCTGAAACAAAAACTCTTCTAACAGCATTTCTTCATGGTGTATAATATCTTGTTCCATATCCCATACATCCATTTGTACATCTACATCATCATATGAATCCATAGCTGTACTGTCCCACTCAACCATACCATCATCATTAAAACTTATATCTGCCCCAAACCATTCGTCTACTTGCTCTTGTCCAAACTGTTCAGTATCTAAGGCGTACCAATCAGCATCAGTAAATCCTTCACACCTATTCTCATAGCACGGGTCTGAGCTATCTAACCATTCGTCATACTCTTCATCGTACCACATATCCTCTTCGTTAAAACCATAGTCTGTTTCATGGTCATAGTAGGCTACAGAGTCTTCCGTATTATATCCTTGACATGCTGGAGAATACTGGGTATCTAATTCACATTGCCTATCATCGTAAGCGTCCCAGTAAGAAGGACACGCAGTGTTGTACAGCTGGTCCAACTCACACTGTTGTGTTTGATAAGCTGCTGCATACCCACTACATGCTGCGTTGTTTAAAGGATCGCTACAATCTATAGCGTTACCTGTGCCAGCACCGTACAAAGAACCACCGCTTTCTAATAAAGTATTTGAGTCAGTGCTATTCCATGTTCTGCTAACACAACTGCTTGAGTTAGTTGTGCCTGTAGAACATTGATCGTGAAACAGATATTGATACACTTCTGAACTACCACTACCCATTTCTCCTATAAGAACATCGTGCTTAATAACATCTAATGCACCATACCTAAACTCGAAGTTATCATTACGCCAGAGTATGACTTCAAAGCTGTTATCAGAAGCTCTGTTGTACTCTCTCATGTTATACCAACCAAAGACTGTCTTATCGTCAAAACTTTTAGCCACCATACTAGAGCCACTGTCTCTAATTAAGTCTGTCCAAAAAGGAAGTAGAGTATAAGTAAACTGATTAGCTAATGGGTCAGGTGTGTAGTCACTACAAAAAGCACCTGATGTTTTAAAATGTAAGCAACCATTGGTAGCCATTCTACCTTGAGTAAACGCTTGACCATAGAAATCAAAAGTAAAACCTAGATTAAAAGCAGATGAGACTTGGTCGTCTGATGCGTTAAGGTTAGTAGTGCCTGATTGATTGGTAAGGTTTATTAAAGCCTGATTGGCTTCATAGGTGTATGTGCTTGAGACATTAAGACTAAGCAGACACGCTACTGCGTAGCATAGAATTCTTTTTTGCATTGCTTTTTAGTTTTAGTTTTAGTTGTGTAAAGAACCTTGACTGCCCCAACAACATCTTTGTTTATCTTGTCTCTGTTAGGGTTTCTATTCTGTGTGCATTGCTGTATAAAAAGTTTCTCTTGGTCTTTAGCATCAGGTCTACGAGATGCATTTTCAGCCCAAGCTGCTGTGGCTTCTTTGCCGATTTTTCCAAAAATTGGACAAGGTGTACCTGCCATTTCCATAGCCTTAAAAACTCGAGGGTCTTGACAAAGAATACTAACAGATGCTACTTTCATGCCGGTGTCATAGAGATATTTTGAGAGCTTTAATCTTTCACAATTTTTGTCTGTAACTGTACGTCCTGTAGAGAAACCAAACACTTGCCCTTGGTAAGCACCAGACCGTCCCACGGTGCACAAATCTTGCGAGTAAGACATAATGCTAGGGGCTATCGCAGACGCTGGAGGAGCTTTACTAGTTACATTTTGATTGATGGTCTGAGTTGAGTTAGACTCGTTTATATTTTTGTTAGTATTATTAGAGTTGGAATTATTGTTGTTAGTATTTGTATTAGCGGTAGTAACATTGGACTCTGACTCAGACTTGTTAGTATTTGTATTGTTGTTTGTGTTTGTATTAGCTGATGTAGACGCACTTGTATTGTTGACATTTTGATTTACCGTAGAATTAACTGTAGAATTAGACGTTGAGGTGTTTGTATTTACAGAAGTATTATTATTGGTATTGCTATTGGTATTAGCATTTGAGCTAGTAGAATTATTCGTGTTAGTGTTCGTGGAGTTATTCGTATTTTGATTGGTGTTAGTTGATGTGTTGACATTCGTGTTTTGATTTGTGTTAGTGTTGGCATTGGTATTATTATTTGTGTTAGTATTATTATTTGTATTAGTTGTAACTGTATTATTAATTGTTGTTAAACCATTATTTTCACAATACTCTGTACCAGCAGTACAGTCACCTGTCTGATCAGCTTGTAAATTTATAGATAAAAATACTACTAATGAAACAATACTTCCTACTATAATTAATGTTCTTTTTCCTTCGTTCATTTTATTTTTCCCTGTTGACCCCTTTCATTTTCTCAAAGGTTCTAAGACCTCCAAGTCCCAACATCCCCATTAAAATACTACTTAGCTGTGAGAATTCAAACTCCGGTAGTATAACTTCTGCACCTGCCATAGTAAAAACAAACACCATGAAAGGTGAAAGTAAAAAATGGTAGAGTAAAGATACACCACACACCCAACCAACAAAAGGTCTCCAGCCACTAACAAACATAGATGTATGTGCAGCTTCAACTTTGTTTACTTCTAGTTGGGCAAGGTTTGCCTTGTGTAAAGACATCCCAAGCTCATGAGTTAATTTCTTTTGTAAGTCTTTATCAGGTATTAGCTTTCCTACTATATCGCTGATGGGTCCTATTAATTTATCTATCATAATTTTCTTCCATTAATTCTTCATAAAGTTTTCTAAAGTGTTCAAGTTCCATAAAGGCTAACCCTCGTCCTAGTTGATGCATCCTATAAATGTTGTAAGATATTTCTAATTGATCTTCAGTGTATAGTAGCATTATACTAAGTTTAAAACTAACTGTTGTAGCTCTCCGCTACGTCTACCAACTTGTTTAAACCACCTACTATCTTCCATTTGTATAGCCATCTCAGTCCAGTTGTTTTCTTTACAAGCTTTTAACATGTTACGAAACTTAGAAAGTCTTGTACCACCTAGGTTAAAACACATGTTAACTAACACACGTTGAATATCTTCTGGAAGATTATTAAAATCTACCTCACTACCAAAGACATGTACAGTTTCATAGTAATGTTTGTGAAAATCTTGTTCATAATATTTGTCTACAACTTCTTGTGATACAGGTGTACCTATTTCCCAGTCGTATTCTGCATCATTTGGTTGACATAGATGACCAACTCCTAGAGTCTTATAACCTAAACTGTCGTTATAAATCTCTAGGACTTCGCCCTCGTGTCTTTTAATTTCCCATTTGCATAAGTCTATGTTCATGTAGTCTCCTGTTTTTTATCTGCATCGTCCATTTCCATTAACATTTTTCCAGCTGCCGGAATACTGATACCATATTTTTTAGCAATCTCAATAATACGAGCATCAAAAACAACATAGTTGCGTCCTTTCTTACTCCCAGATTTTCTGCTTAGTCCATCAAGAAATTTAATTCCTTGCACACCTTCTGCTTTTAACAAATCTTCTATGTATACTTTCTTTGGGTTTATAGGTTTTGTAGCAGTAGGACTAGAAAATTTTTCAATATCAAATATACGATTCATTCCTGCAACAAACTCTCCACCAGTTATTTCTTCTAGTGCAACTCTAGCATCAGATCGAAATTGATCTAAGTCTAGCTTTCCAGCTTTATCAAGTTTTGTCCACGAAGGATACTTACCAAATTGATTAATAAATAACTCTAGTTCGGTAGGTGTTAATCTATCAAGTGCTATTTCTGCCGCATTTATAACTCCGCTTGATTGACTAGACATTTTCATATCCCAATCTAACAAATGAGTCTTAGTAGTTTTAAGGTTTACATCATATAGTTTACCTTGTTTAACAGGAAGACTAGACTTTTTAGGCTTTCCATTGTCTAGTTCTTTTAGTTGTTTTAATTTAGCTGCCGCTTGATCAAGGTATGTTTTTTCTAAACGTGCTGCTTCACTTAAAGATATTTCACTAGCTTGTCCACTTTTGTGAACTTTTTCTGCTTTGAATATAAGATCATGATATTCTTGTGCTAGTTCTCTGCTTAGTACTCGAGAACTAACTTGTTCTCTGTACATTTTTGCTATGTCTAAATTTTCAGCAAAGTATAAACCTTTACCATATCCCATTGCTCCTTCACCTGATTTTAAAAAGTCAGTTGTAAACTTTTCAAAGTCGTAAGCTGTGCCATGATGTGCTGGTATTCCAACAAAATCATCATCAGCAAGTATTCTTTTTTGCGTATACTTAAGTGGAAGCAAAGGAATTTCTTTTGGGTTTAAAGGTTCGGCTTTTGGCAGAACAGTTTCGGTTGCTTCTTTAGCACCCCTTGTTGCTCCTCTTTTAGCTAACTGTTGAAACAGTACACCACCAAAACTTTTCTGTTCACGCTGATAAGGTTCACCTGTATAAGGGTCTACCCTATCTGCTGGGTTTTCTTTCGTGTAAGGGACAAGTAAAGGACTATTTATTAAACCACCTGTTACTTTAGGAACCCTGCCACGTTTTAACATTTCTAAAGCTTCACGCCCTTTAACAGTATATTTGTCTCTTGTTTCTAATAAAGGAAGTTGTGTAAGTAAAGAAGTTAAATCTGCTAATGTTTTTTTGATTACTGTTTTATCAGCATCAGGATGCATTCTAAAAAACTCTTCTAATTCTATAGTTGTAGGAACAATAGGAATAAATGTATCTCTAGCATAATTACCATTGTTTAATTGGTTTCTTAAAATTTCAGTAAATCCTGCGTCTTTTAATACTGACTCAATTTTATCATAAGCTATAGTACCATCTGATGTAATGGTTCCTATGTTATACCTAGGAGATTGTCCACTGTCCATCTTTTTTCTATCTATCATAGCTAGTTGTCTTAAACTATCTACCATTTGTTTTGTCTCAACATACTGAGTATAGTATATTTTGTTAGCTCTTAAAAAATTATTATAAAGATCATCAACAGTAATAGGAGTTCTTGAGCTACCATAGTTGCTTGTCATAACACTTTTAGCTACTCTTTTTTCTGAATCAAAATCATAAAGTTTTTGTTTAAAAGACTTAAGTAAAGTTTTTTCTGTAACAGGTTTGTAATTAAACCCAACTGCGTTACGCCATGCCTCTAATTCTAAACTTGGTTTTACTCCATACTTATCTTCTTTAGGGTCTACGGCTCTTACAATACTTTGAACGTTGTCAATAACTGCTGGTTTGAGAGCAGTGTTCCACGCATGTGTTGCTACAGCTAGTATATTTTCAACCCGAATATCTCCAGTTGCGTTTTTTGATTTAACATATCCCGGGATATCAAACCCATCAGCATCTGTACCATCTCTGGCTATAGTATCAATTAAGACTGAGCCTAATAAATTTTCATCAAAGAAAGGTGCTGAAATAGAAACAACTGAATTTATTAAAAATTTATTAAGCACTGAGTCTAACTCTTCTTCTGCAACATTTCCAGTTGCTACCATTTTTAAAGCTAAATCTAAACTAGCGTCATTAACAGGAGCATCAGGATCAATAAACTTCATATCAACAAATAATAAATCTCCTGTGCTGCTTTGTGTATCATAAATCCAATTATCGCCATGATAATCTTTTTTCATAATATTTTTAATGTGTTCATCTTCATCACTAGACACACCTGCAAATGCCATAGCACCGGCACTAGTAATGTATCCTCCTCTTGAGCCTACAGCAATCTTTGCTCCCAATCGTTGAATTCCTCTGTTTCGAATTATTTCATTACCCGATTCATAGCCAGATTTAACTTCTTTCCACCCTTGTTTATATGTCTTGACAGTATTTCTAAATCTTTCTGCGTGAAATGAAAAGTAATTACCCCAAGGAGAATATCTTAAAGCTTTAAATCCTTCAGGAATCATATCATATGTAGGCATTACATCTCTTGTAATTTGAGCTGCTTGTTGTTCTAAAGCATCAGCCGACATATTTGGAAAAGCTTTTTTAAGTGTTGCTAATTCTTTTTCAAACACAGCTATCTTCCATATATCATCTTCTGCCACATACAGTCTTTCAATACCTTTGTATGTACCTCGTAAAGATTTACCACCTACTGAAAAATCTAAAACTTGGTTAGCATATCCAGCTGCTCCAGTCTTACTAGCACTTTGCAATAGCTGTCGAATATCACCAATCTTAGCATTTTGATTAACAATTCCAAGTCTTAAATATCTATTGTACAAATTGTCAAGAGCTTCATCTCCACCCTTTATAACGTTGTTCCAAGCAATCTCAGTTGCTTCCCAAGATGTTTTACTAAAAGGATTTAGTCCATTACTAAGCATAATAATACCACTACTTTGAAAGTTTCTTTCATGCGTAACATTATTAAGAACAGTTTTAGAACCCTGTCCAAATCCTTTTGCAGCGTATAATAATTTTACTGCTTGTGGAATTTTTGACCAGTCTGCTGCTTTGTCTATTGCTTTGCCGGGTCTTAAAAAATTGACCCACATAGAATCTGTAGTCCACTGCCCGTCTAAAGAGCCAAACTCTTTGCCTTTAATCTGTCGGTCAAATTGACCTGTAGCATTTTTAAAAAAATATTTACCTTCACCCATCCTATAGAATTTTTCAAACGTGTTTTGTTTAGCAATAAAATCTGATAAAGTATTAATCGTACTAAACACTCGATTGCCTGTGTTTGTTTCTTTACCTAAAAGATTTTCTATAGATTTATGAATTTTAAGTTTTTCTTTAAAAATAATACTAGCGTCTTTTCCGCCTTTTACAGTATTTAAAAATTGAAACATATCATCACTGTATTGAGCTTCTCTTAGTAAAATAGTAACAGAAGCCTCTGCTTGTTTTTTTAATACGTCAGAGCTTACTCCAAAATTAGAATTTCCCGGAATCTCACTTTGTTTTAAAAATTGTCTGTGTATGTAAGCTGTTGCATCATCAACATGTTGCTGTGATGGTTTGTAATTAGGGTCTTCAAACTTCTTGTAAGTTGTTCTTAAATAACTTCCTAAGTTTTCTCTGATAGCTTTTTTTAGTTCTGGGTCTATACCTTTACTTTGACCTATTAATTCTGAAAGTTCATCAATACTATCTCTAGCTTCTTTGGCTACAGACTGCATACTTTTGGGTAAATCTTTTAATGGTTTATTCCCAAATAAATAACCATCAAATAAATCTTGACTAAGTCTTTCTCGTAGTTCATCATTGTTACTAAACTTACTTCCTCGCTGTACAGCTAAAGTTTCAATTTGAGAATTAATTCTATTCATTAATTGCTCACCTTTTGCAGCCCACGCAACTTGAGCATTTTTGTTTAAGTTTAAAACTTGAAACATCTTAGGAGTTTTAGTTCCTTCTGATCTAAAGAATGCACCATACATTGTACTTAACCATCGTTGATGTTTATTATCACTAAACCTCCATAGGTCTACAACCTCATCAGTTTCAGGACCCCTTAATTCACTAGGTGTTTTGCTGACTAATGGTTTGTTTTCTGCAGATATTTGTATAACTTTTATAAGCTCTTGTTTTTCTGCAGGTGTTCCAGTCTCTTTAACACTTTTAAATTTGTTAAATAATTCTTTACCACTACGGTATATTGTTGGTCCAAATTGAATAACTCCTGTAATTCCTGCAGATATAAATAAACCATCAAATAATAACGCAGCACGATTTTCTAAATCAGTTTTATCTTTACTAGAAGATACATACTCAAGTAGAGTACTCATAGTACCTTCATTGTTGCTTGCAAAACCACCTAACCACTCACCTAAGAAAGCAGTTTGTGGGTCTAATGTTACCTGAGATACTGCTTCACCAATAGCTATTCCTTCAGCTACTTTTTTTGTTCTAATATAGTTACCCGGTAACAGACTGGATATTCTTGCATCTGGATATGCTGTTTGAAGTTTTTTTATTTTTTTAAGTTCTCTTGCTTTTTTAATAGAGTTAAACCATGTAGTTCCTGTATATAAACCTAATGCAAATTCAGTTCCTTCTTTAACAAGTGTTCCAAATATAGTTTCTGGTCTTTTAGTTTTACCAATTTTTACTCCCGGCTCGTCTTCGTACCTATCAATATTTTCTTTGCCTACGACTAATTGAGTTGCAGCAGTAGAAAAATCTGCTGCTCCTTTACGCACTGACTCAGGTATATATTGTCTTAACCCAACATCAAGTGCTAAATCCGAGAAATCCCGTATATTTGCTATAGGAGCTACAGCAACATTTTTTTTAACCGAGTCAGGGACTAAACCAAAAAGTCTTTGAAAAGCTGGTTCAAATGACTCAACAATTTTTTGACTAGTTGAATAGTTAAAGGGAGTAATTTTTTTCTGTAGCTCTGTCTGACTTAAATTATCATCAACGCTATAGTCTGTTTTAAAACTTTGAAAAGACTCATATTGATCTTTAAGTTTATCTTTACTATAAAGTTCTCGCAATAATTCATCATCATCTAAAGTAAGATATCTTGATGTAGGGTTTGCAGTGTATAAGTTAGATTTAACTAATTCTAATTTTGTTGCCATTTAATATCCTAGTTTTTTAATAGTTTATTGGTCAGGAAGCATAGCTTGTTCTAGCTCATCGTCAAAGTTTAATTCTATTTCAGGTTGGAATACACCCAGCCACTCATTCTGCTGAACGTAATTTCTAGTTATTGTTCGCATTTTTTCTGCTCTCATTATTTCTTCTACTCTTTCTAAAGAAACCTGTATACTACCATCTTCTTCTATCCTAGCCCGACGATTTTCTACTGCTGATATGCCTGTACTACTAGCAAAAAATGCATCTAATTGAGAAATAGATCGTGTTGCTGCACCTGCTGTAATCGAAGCCATGTCATTACCTTTATTTAATTTTTGAGATGTCCAATTATCTAGAATTTTTTTTCTTCTTTCTTCTATAAAAGTATCAAGGTTTTCTTGAGTTTCTTCTCCTTTACTAACTAACTCTGTCATTTGCATAATATCTAGTTGAACTGACATAAGTTGTTGAACTTCAGATTCATATTGAACTAGAGCACTATCTTGATAGCCTGATGCTTTTCTAGCAGCAGCATACTTAGAGCCGTTTCTTGAATAGTCATCTTCTCGTTTTTTCTCCCAAGCTTTATGTGCTACTTCAAACTCTGCATCAGTTTCAAAGTCACCTAGTGCTGGTCTTGTTTTAATATAGTCTTCATCATTATTTTTGTAAGCATTAAATATTGATTGTCTAGCGTTAATACCATCCATTACAACAGCTGTTTGAATAATCTCTAGGACGTCTTCTTCAGTTTTAGTCTCTGAATCTTTAAACATCTGAATTGCTTCTTTACGTGCTCCAGCAGTTGTTAATTTTTTAAACATATCATTTCGTCTGAATTGCCCTTCAGAAAATTGAGTTCCTGCTTCAAATTCTGATGGTAACATTCCTACAGAAACTTTTTGTCCTGTTTCTTCTTCATACTCTGCAGCAGTTACTCTTTTGTCTTTGTATACAAACTTGCCATCTTTAGGAGTAGCCGATTCAAGATTATAAAGATTTTTCATTTTATAGTTTTCATCAAAGTCTGATGCAAATATACTACCTAAGTTATTTCCATTATTTCTTCTTTGATTATATTTGTCAACAACAGCTTTTGTTGTAGCAACCTCATCAAGGTATTTTTGATCTCCACCAATACCTATAAAATTTAAACCTTTATGCACAAGACTTGTTTTTCCCGGAGAAGAAGCTAGTGCAGCTTTTGCTTTAAATAAATCTTTTACTGGTTTAGAATATTCTTCAAAGGTATCAATGTTTTTATCAATGTTAACATACTTTGCATCGTGTCTAGGCATTAAGAACTCATCTGTGTACCTTTGCATAGCTTGTCTTTTTTTATTATAGTTGGGTGAACTTGTATCTTCAAAGTCTAAAGGGTCAAAACCTGCAGCTTGGTTTTCTGCGTTGTTAAACCAAGACTCTGCCTCACTTTCAAAATGTTGATACGCCCCTTTAGTTTTAATAGAATCTTGTGCTTCTAAAATTTTAGCTCGTTTGTTAAACTCAGCTTGAGCTTTTGCAAGTTTTACAGTTTTGTTATCGTCTAACTCTTGTAAATTTTTTAATACGCTAGACTGTCTTTTACTTTCCCAAGCGTTAAATCCTAACATAGCTATTAATGCGTTTCTACTTTTTTTACTGTTTTTACTATTTCCAGAAAAATAACCTGCCGCTAACTCTCCCCATGATTGTCCGGGAGTTTGTTTACCTAGTAAACTT